AAGCCCTTGTTACATCAACTCAATTGACTGATGATAACGCTTGGATTGGTTCTGCTATCAGTGGATCTCAGGCTCTTGCTTGGCCTCGTTCTTATGCAACTTACTATGATACCCGTTTAGGTATGACTGTAACGTTTCTTGAGAACGAGGTTCCGGCCCGTGTGAAGGTAGCAGTCTACGAACAAGCATTACATCTAGTTGCTAATGAGGATTTACTTGCAGGTACTACTCAAACTTTTGAGAGTATTTCTGTAGGATCAATTAGTCTTTCTGATAGTAATAATGATGTTGGAAAAACACCAATTACTTCACCAACAACTTATAAGCTACTTAAACCTCTTTTAGTAAAAGGCTCAATGGGTGTAGGTAGGACTTGGTGGAGGGCAAACTAATGTCTCTTAGATCAAAAATAATTGCTGGTGTAGACAAGGCTTTTGCAGCTATTGGAGACCTAGCACAACCTGCTACTATTTCAAATCGTAACGTTACAGAGTATGACTTTTCTACTGGGAAAACCGTAGGTAGTACTAAAAACTACAGTGTTACTGTATTCTTAGAAGCATCTAAAAAACCTTCTGATAGTGCTTTCAATCAAAGCGCAATTATGAAGTCTGGTATAGCAATTGACGGTTACGATACTTTGACAGTTGGAGAAAATGTTTATAGCATTACTGACTTTACTGACGATAGTTTTGTTATTACAATGCAGTTGACTAAGGAGAAGTCTTAATGTTTGTAGATATTCTATCAGATATTGAAGAAGTTTTTGCTTCTGATGTTTGGGAAGCCAACAATATAGAAACTTTTCCCGCAAACTATCAAGGCTCTAAAGGAAACTCTAAAGAGTATGTCATAGTTACTGTGATGCCTTCTAAGAGTGATAATATTGCACACGGTGCTATTAAACAATTAGGCGGTTTGTTAGCTGTAAAAATATTTGTAAAAGCAGGAGAAGGTCAAAGTAAAACCATGTTTATCTCAAATCTTCTCGATATTGTCCTTGAGAATAAAAGATTAACTTCAGGTACTATTTTAGGAACTTCTTACTTAAACACTGAGGGACTAGACCCTTTAAACAAGTCGCTATACAGCGCATCTTACTTAATCCCATTTACCAAATACGGAGAATAACACAAATGGCACACATTTCCTCATTGGGCGCAGGTGTATTTACATACCTTGACGTCTTTACAGGCACTATCCCTAATGACACTGACACGGCAGCTGAAATTGCCGCATTGTTTGTAGGCGGAACTCCTGGAACCGCAGACGCAACTCACATTCGTATGCCTTCCGTACGCGAATTTCCTTCTGTCGGTACACCAGCAAATATCGTAAACGTACCTGTTTATGGTCAAAAGACTTCTTCGCAAGTACAAGGCCAGTCTGACTCCCCAAGTCTCGAAGTTACTGTAAACTATGTAGCTGCAGATATGACTGATATTCACGACCTTATCGGTACTAACCTTGCAGTTCGCTTTATGATGGCCGCTTCTGCTGTCACTGAAGACCAAGGCGCTGACGCTACGTTAGCTATTGAGAACACGGAGTTTTACTTTTTGGGTAAGATTGAAGCAATTTTGGTAAACCCAGCATTGACTGACGCTGTTACTGCAACAGTTACCCTCTCAACACAATCTGATTTCTTTGGACCAGCTACAATTGCTGCTGCTTAATTAATCTAAGAGGCTCCTCTACGGGGGGGTCTCTAACAAATTGGAATATATTTAAATGGATAAGCCATTCAGTAAGGGTTTCGTCATGCGTACGACTTTCCGTCATATGCGCCGAAGCGTTGATATTAGTATTCGTAAATCTTTTGAACGTTTTAAAGACTTTGATAACGACTCAGAGATTGGTAGGGAAATTATGGAAACCCTGTCTCTACTACACACAGTGAGAAAGTTGCTTGATGATTTTCAAGAACAAAACCAAGAACTCTTCTCAGAAAAATAATTTATCTAATTAATAGAATCAGTAAGGAATATAATATGAAACATCTCGTAGGTAAGACACTAACCGAAAAAGTAGCCTTTATGGGCGACGAAGTTGAAGTTAAAAAGTTGACAGTGGGTCAGATTCTTGCAATGCAAGCTATGATTAATAAGTCTGGTAAAAGTAATGCCTCGGACGCACAAATTAAGCTTCTGCGCGATATTATCAAGCTCTCTGTTATAGGGTCTGAAGATTTGACAGACGAAGAGTTTGAGAGTTTCCCTATGTCGGAACTCAACATTTTGTCTGAAGAAATTATGCGAGTTTCTGGTCTTGGAGGGTCTGAGGGAAACTAACGCAATCCGAAGAGACTATTTTTGAAATTGCAGAAGCTTTGAATTTACCTGTTTACAAAATTCAAGAAGAAATGCCCTATACTGAGTTGTTAAACTGGGTAAAGTATTTTAAGAGAAGACCTATTGGTTGGAGAGAAGATCAAAGAACTTTCTTAATGCTTCAGTCTCAAGGTTACAAAGGTAAACCAGAAGATTTATTTGTGACCTTAAGAACTATGAAAGAAAACACTCCAGTAGAAACCACCGCGTTACCGAAAGGCAAATTCTTAAACATGATGCTCTCGGCTAAAGGCGGGGATAGTTCTAACTGGACACCACCTTGGCTTGGAAAAAAATGAAAAAAGGTTTAGTCTCTTTGGAGGTAGTTAACTTCCGACAAGAAATAGAACGTATTGAAACAGAATTTAAAGACCTTGCTAACAAGGAAATTGAAGTTCTAATCAATTACGGGACAGAACAGCTTAAAATTGTTACCCCAGTTGATACTGGTGAAGCAAGACTCGGCTGGGAAAATGAAATAGATAGAAATAAGATTGGTGGTTTCACTGGTGGTGCTATTATAAATGATGTCGAACACGTAAGCACATTAAATAATGGACACAGTCAGCAAGCTCCGAAATACTTTATCGAACAAGTGCTAACAACTATTGGCTTAATAACCCCAGACTAATAGTTAAATTGCCCCTGATGGCTTCCTCAACATGTAGGATACTATCGGGGGCTTTTTTATTATATAGGAGAACCACTATGAGTGGAGTAGAAATTCGGGTAAAGGCTAACGCTAGCCAAGCCACAAGAGAAATGAGCAAACTAGAACGCTCCATAACTAATCTAGACGTAAGAACAAGTAGGTTAACTAATAGCTTTCAAAAAATGGCTATTGGATTGACAGCTGCTTTTTCTGCAACAATCGTAGTAAAAGGTATTACAAGAGCCGCTGACTCTATGACTAACTTCAGCAACCGTGTTAATCTAGTAACTAGAGACATTACTAAAACTAACGCAGTCTTAAAAGAACTATTTGCTATTTCCGCAAGATCTCGTGGTAGTGTAGATGCAGCGGCTGAAACCTTTAACAGATTTGGTTTAGCCCTAAAAGGATCAGGGCGTTCAACCAAAGAGTTGCTAAGAGTAACTGAAGCTGTACAACAAGCCGCCGTACTCTCAGGTTCTGCTGCCGAAACTGCTAAGTCTGCTATTATCCAACTTGGACAGGGTTTGGCCTCTGGCCAGTTACGAGGGCAAGAACTAAATTCAGTACTAGAAGGTATGCCTCGTTTAGCCCAAGCTATTGCAGATGGTATGGGTATCCCTTTTGGGAAACTGAGAGAAGCGGCTGAAGACGGTTTACTAACTGCAGAAGCTGTCTTTGATGCTATCCGTGATGGTGCTGATGAGATGAATTCCGAGTTTGGCACACTTGACGCGACTGTAGCAGGATTAGCTACTGTATTCGGTGATGCTTGGACTCGTGCTTTAGCCAACATGGATAAGGTTATTGGGGTTTCTGACTTAGTAAAGAAAGCAATTATATCTTCAACTAAGGCTGTAAACTTCTTAGGACAAAACATAGAAGAATGGGCATTAAGAGCAAGAATTGGGTTAACACTTCTTAGACTTGATGTAAAGTACTTTGCCCAAGATGTTATGGATGATATATCCGGATTGTTTACAGACGAGATAGATGCTTCTAAGTTCTTAGATGGTATACAGTCTGCTATGGCTAATTCTAAGAATAACGTAATCGCTACTGTAGAAGAAATAAAAGACGTAGTTAAAAACATGTGGAGACGCGAGTCTGGCTATATCCCTATGGATACTGCTATAACTCAAGTTGATCTGTCAGACAAGATATTCACTGGCTTCTCTAGTGCTATTTCAGGGTTGACAAGGTTTAAAGATAACGTTGTTGCAATCTTTTACGAAATCTGGGATCGTGTTGTTGGTCGTTCTTTGTGGACTGGTATTTTTGACCCTTCTCACATGGAAGCAGGACAATCCTTATCAGTCGGGTCTAGCTTAAAGACATTCTTAGATAAACCCTTAGACCAATTAAAAGCGTGGGGTGCTAAGATAATTGAAGTCTTTAACAACTTAAACAAAAAAGTTGTATCAGAATATAAAGACATGCTTGTCGAAATAGAATCTAGAGGTGGTTTGAAAACAACAATCACTGACGGTCTAGCAGAGGCTTGGTCTTCCACTTTATCTTCGATGACTGAAGCTTGGGATTATTTTGGAGACTATACTTATTTGAAATCTGGTGGCAGAATTGACCTCCCATTTTCTGAAGAAATAAGAAATAGTTTCCAGAGAGCAATTGACTTTTCTTCCGATTACTATAATACTTTCTTAGACTTATTAAAGAAGACACCTCTTGTTATTGGTGCTATAGCAATAGCTGAAAGTGTCACAGAATCCTTCGACAATATTATAGCAAATACAGAGGAATATTTTAATGCCAATAGCGATCAGTTAGCAGCTGCGATATCGGTTGCTCTAGGTATTGCACTAAAGCGTTCAATAAGAGAGCTTGTACTTAAAGGGGCATTAGCTGGTGCGTTCTTAAGTGCAGCAAACGTGCTTGGCAATGATAAGGAATTCTTAGCTGCTATCAATAAAGTTGCAAGAGGTTTTGGTAAGGCATTAAAAGATGCTCTTTCTGGTGAAGGTGATATTGTTGCTAACGTAATAGAAGGTATTAAAAACATAGCATCTTCTATCGGAAGTGGTTTTGTTGATGGTTTCTTCGGAAAAGATTTTAATAGTGAATTCTCCGATAAACTGGCAACAGCCCTCGTATTAATTGCAGGTGCTTTTTTAATTACACCGGGGTTATCCGCTAGTCTACTTAGGCTAGGCTCTGGATTAATTAAAAGGATCTTTAAAGGATTAAAAGGTCCGGAAGCTTTGAAACAGCTTAGGAGCGGTATCTTCGCTCTAATTTCAAATCCTGCAGTATTAGCTGCTGCGGCAATAGGTCTCAGTGTATTTCTACTAACTTCTGAAAGTGAGTTATCAGAAAAACTAAGAGATTTAATTGCGGGAACTGTTGAGAAAGTAATCAACTTACCGGTAAATTTACTGACAGGTTCCACAGGTACAGTTAGTGATCGTAATACCAACGCTATCAACAGAGATATAAACAACGACCCTCTGAACTCAGCACTTATTGCTAACCTTGAAACTTCTTCCTTAAATTCTATGACAATTGCTCAATCTGAAGCAGCTTTAGAATCTTGGCAAGACGAGTTGGATAGACTTTCAGATCTGGGTCTACTTGGTCGTATGTTAAACAGCTCTGCAATTGGCGAGTTTGAAGAAGCCATTCGGAAAATTACTAACAGATTAGATAACTTGTCTTCAGGTATACTTCAAGTACAAAAATCTAGTGTAGTCGCTGCTCCTACTTTTACCCCTAGTAATAGCCTACTACCTTTAGATGTTGGTGGCTTCAACTCTGGTGGTGCTGTGAATGGCAAGGGAACAGGTACTTCGGACGAAATCCCTGCTATGCTCTCTAATGGTGAGTTTGTAATGAAGGCGTCCGCTGTCAGCAAATTCGGCCCAGACTTTATGGCCAAAGTCAATGCAGGTATTATGCCTAAAATGTTGGCTGGAGGTGGACTATCAGGAGATATTGCTGATCTAGAATCCGCCCGTGCAAGAGCCGTAAGTAGGAACGAGTACGGCGATGTTGCCACAATTGATGCTTTACTCGCTAGGGCGAGACTATCGTCTACTAGTAGCATTAGTGACATTTCTACAGAAAGTTCTAACACTTCAAGTAGTATAAGTGATGATAAAAGCAAGAGTAAGAAAAAGGATACTGCAAAAACACCTGAAGAGATCGCAGAAAGTTACGCAGAGAATTTCCAAGGAGATTTTCAAAACGCATTCTCAACATTCTTAATGACAGGTGATGCTAAAGGTTTCTTACTTGACTTAGCAGATAGTTTCAGCTCAAATATTATCAACGCTTTTTCTGAAAGTTTTACTACTGCTTTGTTTAGCCCCGAAGGTGGGTTAGGTAAATCTCTGGGTGGTATATTTGAAGGTGTTCTTGGCTTCGGTTCAAAAGTTGGTGAAACTGTTGAAGGTGGTATTACAAAAGGTCTTGCTGGTAACGGCGGAGAAGGTGGGATAACTGAATCTCTCGGGTCGACCCTCTCAGGTCTTTTCTCTGGATTAGGTGAAAGCATATCAGGCTTCTTTTCTAATCTAGGTGGCGGAGGAGGCTCCGGTGCAGGAGGTGGTATATTTAGCTCTATACTTGGCTTCTTCGGTGGAGTCGGTATGGCTCAAGGTGGTACTGTACCAAGTACGTCTTTCTCACAAGCAGGTAAAGACTCCGTACCAGCTATGCTAATGCCCGGAGAAATGGTTCTTTCTAAAAATGCAGTTGCTAACATGAACAACGGCCAAAAAGAATCACAACAGCAAGTTTACAACATTAATGTTACTGGTGACGTCAGTCGTCAAACTCGTAAAGAGATTGTCAAGATGATTCCTCAAATTACTGGTGGTGTAAACGCAACTAACCGTGAGAGAGGTGGTCGCTAATGCAAAAGTGGAAAAAGCTTTTTAAGCAGAAAGATGGAAAACTATACTGGAAGGAGGCTCGCGGTCGAAAGGCTGCGGGTTCCGAGGCTGGCACGAGTCATGGAGACGGGTATAAGACCGTTCGTGTAAACGGAAAAGCTCATTACGTACACCGTGTTGTTAAAGAAATGACAACTGGTAAAAAAGTTACTACTGAGCTAGATCACAAAAACAGAGATCGTTCTGACAACAAAGCTTCTAATTTGAAGCCTGCCACACGGTCTCAAAATAACTTGAATAGGAAATCGTGGGCTAAGAAAAAACCTACTGTAGCGAAAGTTAAACCTAAACCAAGACCTGCTAAAAAATAAACTAATGGTCATCCCTTAATTGGGGTGGCCTTTTTTATCAAATTGTTGGGTAATTGTACGGGCTTTGTGCTAAAAAAGTGGGGGTTTTTGGCCCTCTATAATGAAGAAACATCATATAACCCAAATGGAGAACAACAATGATCTTTTCAAAACTCAAAGCTAAAAAAGTGAAATGGGAAAACCGTAGACTCGCCGCCAAAGGAAAAATTTTACTGGACGGTATTATTGACTCAAGCAATTCAAACCAATTTGAAAAGCTTTCCAGAGTTGAGAAAATTTCTAATCGTGTTTTTAACGGGAATTTTTGGTATAAAGAGTATCTGGCAGTTGTTGAAATTAACGATCGTAACAGGGAAACTCACAAAAACTGGACTATAAAACAATCAGAGCTTCGTGCAGAAAACATGGCGTTGAAAATGTTACTCAAAATTAACAAGTAAAAATGTTGATAAAAGTGGGGAAAAACGCCCCTCTATAATGAAGAAACATCAAATAACCCAAATGGAGAACAACCTATGTCTACTTTCATGCTATTGTACGTGCTTGCCGGAATCTTCTCACTAGTATTTTTAATGTGGAATTACTCCCAAGACGAGCCTATGTTTATTCGTATCTGTATGTGTATTTCAGTACTACTACTCGGCGCTCCAGTATTGTTACTCAATATCTGGATAATAGATAAGTATCGGTAAAATTTTAACGACCCTGAACATGGTTTAAAACTGTTCACTTAATTGTACGGGCTTTGTACACAAAACAAATAGGAAACACTATGCACAAATTCTTTAGAGGCACTACTCAACGTGAAGCTCAAGAGTTGAGCAAAGATATTCAAACTCGCAACTTAACACATTGGACAGACAACTACGAGAAAGCCGCAATGTACAACAAGGGGGTTGTTATTGAGGTGGTGTTAGACACACTCCCTCCCCACTTCAACTTGCACTCCTCTGTATGTGTAGGTGACAATAAACATGGAAGTTTTAAACAGTGGATCTTACCACGTGAATACTTCGAAAACACAGCTTCTTGCTTTATAGAAGAATATTCTATTTATAGCAATTAAGGATAAAACTATGGAAACCCTATCTTCAACTCCTTTGTTAGATTACATTGGAGTACCCTTCCTTGACATTTTTATTGGATTTACCTTGAGAATGATTTTGGCAAGCTTTTTTGAAAGTTTTTTTAAGATAACTATTTTTGCTAAATCTCTTCCTTTAATCGGAATACCTGTGTCTATAGGTATGATGCTAAACGACCACTCTCTCGGAACTTTAACGGTATTCGGAATTTTCATTATAGACTACTTTGGATTGTTCGCTATTTCTAAAAGTAAACCTTCAAAAGAAAGTAAGGCTAAAGCATGAAAAATAACACTATGCAAGTACTAGTAGTATTCCCACAACCTCACTGTTGTGATGTTTTAAAGGAAACTGAAGAATACTACGCGGCCTGTTGTATGATGGGTTTTAACACGTTGATCTCAAAAGATGGATCAGAAAAAACAAGGAAATCATTATGAAATGGTACGTAAAAGAAACTTCCGTAGAAAACACTGTTTGTGATTTCGGACCTTTTGAAAAGATTACAGATGCAGCATTTTTCGTGCATCAACATCAAATGAAATGGAGTGAGGACTTCTTAAGCAAAATTGAGATTATCAAAGTATCTGATAGTTTTCAGATTAACCCTAACATTTACACAGGAGTATAACTATGACACGTCAAGAAATGTTCTCGAAATCGGTATCTGGTGTAATTGCTCAAGGTGGCCCTTCTAGGTTTGAAGAGAGTTGTCTCTATCGTGGACCTAATGGTCGTAAGTGTGGTATCGGTCACTTAATTGAAGATAAAGACTACTTAAAGGAAATGGATGACCATACAGTAAACGGTGGTTCTGATGTCGCAAATCTCTATGGAAGAGAGGTTTTACCTAGTTACTTAGGGAGTAATCTCGAGTTTCTAGTGTCATTGCAATGCTTACATGATGGGCTAGAACTAGACTCAGATCTACCTCTTTTTATAGAACGTTGTGAAAGGTACGCTAAAAATAACGACTTAAAAATGCCAACATAAAACAGGAGTATAACTTATGATTACCGCAGCAGCAGCACTATGTCTTTCTTTAAATGTGTTCTTTGAAGCAAGAAACGAACCTTTAATGGGCCAACTCGCAGTCATAGAAGTAACAATGAACCGAGTAGTCTCTAACAAATACCCAGACAAAGTGTGTGCTGTTGTTTTCCAAGACTCTCAATTCTCTTGGACAAATGACGGTAAACATGACGACCCAACACGTATGTCTTATCTCGATCAGTTAGCTTGGGAACACTCTCAAGCTGTTGTTGAAGGATACGTATCAGGAAACATTGACATGCCTTCTTCCGGCGCTATTATGTATCACGCAGACTACGTTAGCCCATACTGGACTTCTAGCTATGATATTGTAGCTATTGTCGGAACTCACATCTTTTACAAATAATCCAAGGATAACTAAATGACTAATTTCAAAGTAGGCGACAAAGTAAAGATCATTGGTAATGCAGCTCTTAGCTGTAACAAGGTAGGGGACGTCGGTATTATTACATATCTTGATGGAAACCAGTCAGCAGTACAAGTATCAGGAGGTAAAGACTTTGGAAACTGGTCTTGCAACCTTGATCTAGAGCTAGTCAAAGAAGACGTTCCGACTGGTTTCAGGGGTCTCCCAAAAACTATGAACCTAAAGACTGGAGATGTTGTTAAGGGGTTTACTAATTACTACACCATTAAAGATGACTCAGTCGGAGATTTTAAGATTGAACGCTGTTGTGGTACTTACACACTGATATCGCGCGCTGAAACAGAAGATAACCCTTGGATTCTCTTCACAGATAAAGATGCTGTTTGTAGTTATACAAATGATATTGCTTGTTTCAATGGGTTTGGCGTTGCATATCGTAAGAAAGTCCCTGTTTATGAAGTTGTTGATTTACGTATTTACTCTGACGACCTTCCAATGCAACTCGCAACAGTAAAGACAGAAGACGGCGTACCAGATTGGGAAACCTTAAAAAAGTCTTAAAGATAACTGAGAAATTATCACCCTCTATAATGAAATAAACAAAGGAATAAAACTATGGAAACTCTTATTATTATTGCAGTCTTGGCATTCACGTGTTGGGTTGTATATATCATGTCCGAATCCCGTGGGCGTAACGCAGCAGGTTGGACTATCGCAGCTTTGTTAGTTAGTCCACTAATTGTAATGTTGATTCTTCTTGTAATCGGAAAAACTGAAGAAAAAGTAGACGAAGAATTCAAAGAACAGTTAAGTAAAATGAAGTTGCGACTGTAAAGACTGAACTAAACTTAGAAAGGTGTGCTATGACAATTGCTAAAAGAGGTACTTCTGAATACCTAGAAGAAATCAAGTTTTCTAACCTTGTAAAAGACATTGATAAACAGTGGTCTCATACTTACGTTGACAATAGTGTTGAAAAGTCAATTGAAGATATTTTTGCAGAACTTAAAGCTATCGGCGATAACGCCAAAACAAACAATAAGGAAAGCTTTTATGACTAATTTTGTACGCCGGAACTTCCCAACAGCAAAAGAACTTTCCAAAGGTGCTAACTACTCTCTTGTTCAAAACCGCCCTTATGGAAAACGTATTCACTCAGATCGTCTTCAAGCAGTCGGTATGATTCTTGCTGGTAAGCCTATCCAAGAAGTAGCAGTAGAGTTTAACTGCTGTAAACTATCGGTTCGTAACTGGGTTAAAACCTTCTCGGATAACACACCTCGCCTAGACGGGTAATCATAAAACAAAACCCCTCGCTGCTGCTCTTCGGAGTGGTGGCGGGGGAGTTATAAACAATTTTTTTTTCTCGGAGAACTATTTTAAATGACTCTTTTTGTTATAATTGTATTAATCTGTCTTAAAACAGGATTAATTCAGGAAGACTAAGAGTTATAAAGTCCTTAAATAAAGTGGAGTGTTTAAGAATACACTTCGTCCACTAACTAAAAGGAATAACTTATGAACACTATGGGGCTGCTCTGTGAAAACCTCACACAACAACAACTCCAATTAATGAAAACAAACAAATCAAGTGAGGTAGATACGAGAAACAAAGCTTGGATCCTTTATCAGTTTGATCCAGAAGAACTCATCACTCTAACCTACGGACATGTTCTTACAAACTTAGAAAGGCAAAGTGAGTTAGCTAACACCTTATCAAGCGTTGGGGGTGCTATGTTTAGGAACTTACGTAAAAAAGTAAAGGTGCTTGAGCGAGAAAGTGTTAATGATGATAACACAGAACTAAAAGAACTAAGGTTCTTTATTGGAACTCACAATAAACTAGGTCTGCCTAACTGCAAGTTAAAACTAGAAGAAGAATCAAACAAAGTAGAAATCAAAGAAGTGCATCTTGCATGGTTTTTGTTTCAAGCTTATCTCGATTTAGAGATACTGTCATTACGTTTAAAAGTAGGTAGTAACAAAGGAGGTCGAAAGAAAAAGCACACTTCTTACCATGTAAATGTAAAAAACATTGAAGCACTTCATTCTATTATGGAAACAATCGACATTGATAGTGTTGAGTTATTTCCAATGCGTAGTAAACCAGATCACTGGGAAAGTGGAAAGTTCTTTCACAACACTGGTTTTCCGATTATCAAGAAAAAACCTCATCAAGACGCAATCAAGAAAGTAAAACAAGGTCAAATGGATTACGTCGTAAAAGCCTTAAATAAGCTAGGTGATGTAGGTTGGAGGATCAATCCTTTTATTTTCGATGTGTTTAAGAAGGCAAAGACACACCAAGGTAAAACACCTTTTAAGGCTATGAAAGAAGTTGATCCAGAAAAGAAGGCTTCTTTGTTAATTGAACTTGCTGCTATTGAAAGGTTAGCAGAAAGAAATCAGTTTGATCCTTTCTACCACTTGTACAACTGCGACTTTCGCGGTAGAATTTATCCTAACACTGCCTTCTTGCACGAACAATCTTCTGACAACGCAAAAGGTTTACTCTTGTTAGATGAAAGTGTAACGCTAGGTGAAGATGGTATGTTCTGGCTCACAGTTCACACCGCTAACATGCTAGGTAACGACAAAGTTACTCTAGCTGATCGCTCAGAGTTTGTAATAGAAAACTGGTCCACGTATTTAAGTTATGTAGAAGATCCTCTTGAGAATGATGGTTGGATGGACGCGGACAAACCTTTGTGCTTCTTGGCTTGCTGTTACGAACTTTCTCTAATAAACGTCTGGGTAAACGACAAAGGCTTAGACATAGAGGACTTCCCCTCTAACCTGCCGATCTACATCGACGGTAGCAATAACGGCGTTCAGCACCTAGCTGCCATGTCTAAGGATGAAAATGTAGCTCCGCTTGTAAACTTAGTACCTCAAGAACTTCCGGGGGATGTCTACATGTTTATTGCAGATAAGGTAATTGAAGTAGTTGCTGAAAAAGCAAAAGAGACACCAAAGAAAGTATCAGACCAGTTTGATAAGGTTTTCAAAACGTTAGTAAGTTTAAAGTTAGAAATTTCTAAACTTAGTAATAATAGTAATTCTGAACTTTACCGTAACGCAGTAGCTCGCTTAAGAGAATACAAAAACCAAACTTACGACTTAAAGAAACAAATGGGTGCTGTTTTTTGGCATAACGTAAAAGACCGTAAAATCTGGCGTAAAGGTGTAAAAAGACCCGTTATGACACTCGGTTATGGCGGTACTCAACACGGTATGGTAGATATGGTAGAAGACGACACTCGTGGTCTTTCTGATTACTTGCGTGATAAGGACTACTCTTGGTCGGTTTTCTTAGGCCACTTAATCTACAGCACTTGTAAGAAAGAACTAAAAGGACCATCAGACATGTTAGAAATGTTTGAGAAGCTCGGTGTATCTGAAAATCAAAAAGGGAAGCATGTATCTTATGATCAGGTTATCACAGGCTTCCCTATGGTACAACTCTATGTAGAGACTAAGACAAAACAGGTAGAGCTGTATCGCGGTGAAACTATGTACCGTATTAGTGTAAGTTTAAGGAAAACAGAAGAACTAAACAAAGTTAAACAAAAGCAATCAACTGCTCCAAATGTTGTACACAGTGTTGATGCTGTTCACGTAACTATGGTTGTACACGATTCTGATTATCAAGTTACAGTTGTACACGACTCTTTCGGTTGCCATGCTGGTAACATGAACCACTTGTTTATGAATGTTAGATACAAGTTCGTTGAGCTTTACGAACAAGAACCCTTAGAGCATATCTTTAGTCAGATGGACGCTCTTCATTTAATCCCAGAGAAAGGAAACCTAGATGTTTCTAAAGTCATTGAATCAGATTTCGCCTTTGCTTGAAGAAGATATTGAGGTAAAAGTACACTATGAAGGTGAAGTTAACAAAGCTAAAGTGATAGGGGTACTTCTAGGAGACCAAGGTTTCGAAGGAGTGTGCGCTATGGTTTCAACAAATGAAACTGAATTTTATGCAGAGCTTTACGAAAAAGATTACGGAGACTATTTAGTAGAAATTACTGACGAGCAATACCAAAAGTACCTTGATTATAAGGACTAAAAATACCCGCAAATAATGATTATAAGTGTTCAATTCCGATCACATAATCCAAACACAAAACCTATTAGGAAGAAATAACATGGCTGATAACGCAACAATCGTACTTATGGACGTAGAAATTTACTTTGCTAAACTGGACCCTGAGCGCCCTAACTCTCGTTTTGACAAAGATCGCCCCACTTGGGAAATTCAAATCCGAACTAAAGACAAGGCAGTTGCTAAAGATTGGAAAGCAAAAGATCTTCGTGTAACTACAGACGATAACGATGACGGTGTATTTTATCGTGTTAACTTGAAAAAGCGATCTAAGAAGGCAGATGGTACTAATACTAAACCTGTTAATGTGGTTGCTGGTGATCTTTCGCCTATTGACCCAAAAACAATTGGTAATGGTTCTCGTGGCAATCTGTCAATTTTTCAGTATGATTACAAAGTAAATAATAAAGAAGGTCGGGCATCCATGTTAATGGGTATCCAAGTTACACTTCATAATGAATATACTCCAAAACCTATGGACGGTGGTTTTGCCCCTACTGAATATAAAGTCAATAAGATTGAAGATAATCACGATGCCGACGACGACATGGTATCGGGTAAGAACGACGACCTTGACGACGACATTAACTTTTAAACGTCTTGAACTGCAATTCTAAAATTACGGTCATCCTTTAGCTAGGGTGACCTTTTTACCAAATTGGAGAGTATTATGAATATCGAAGGTCTAATGAGAACTGCTTACAATCACAAAGAGCCTAGTAATCTTTACATTCTTTATTGGATAAGCGTACCTCAACACCATAACACACATCAAGGTTATGTTGGAGTCACTGGGCTAACTGAAGTAGGGTTAGGCATGAGGTATATGGTTGAGCTAGACGAAGTGAAAAGAGGAAAAAGAACCTCAAGAACAGTTCACAAAAATATGTTATACTATCAAAAAAGTGTTACAATCTCAATCATTGGTAAAAATCTTACTCGTGAGCAAGCTTATTTGTTAGAAAATGTTTTGCGACCTAATGATAATACAGGTACAGATTTCAATAGTTATAACTGGAACGAAGTAAAAGGCGGGAAAACCCTAAATGTATAAGAATGATGTAAAAGAAATTCAACAATATGTACAAAAAGAAGGTCCATCTGCTCTTGCTGAAGTGGCCTATTGTGTTATCGGTTCTATCAGAACTAAATTCTATCACTTAGACACAATTACAAAGAGTATTAAAGAAGAAGGGGCTGCTTCTAAGCACATCTGGGGGCATAAGAACGATGCTTATGATGCAATCCAAGCTAACAAATACCATTGGTATAACAGCCTAGTTTCAAACAAAATGGAAGTAAGCGATGCGATTACTCTTATAGCAAAAACTAAAGGTATTGGTCTTGCCAAATCAGGTTTTCTATTACAAATGTTAGGCTACAATTGTGCATGTTTAGACGTACACAATCTCAATCGTTTAGGCATTTCTAGCTCCTACTTTTCTAATTCTAAACGTACAGCAGAATATGTTGATCTTGTACAAAAAGAAGGTTCAGAGTATTGGTGGGATACTTGGTGTCAGTTCATCTTTGAAAAAGACAAAGGCAAACACTTTAACACTGTTGAAGAAGTTTCTAAGTTTCACGTAACAGCTATCAAAGGGAAGTAAACATGAAAACTACTAACACAAACGGTATTTACACAAAAGAACGTGAATGCAATCCTTTCAAGTACGATATTTATAACAAAGACACTGGGGAAGTGTATTTCTCTGGCCATACAGCTATCCTCAGTATCAAAGGTGTACGTGAAAACAAACACGATGAGATCTATCGCAGCTGCCACAAGACTCGCTACCCCTCTTCAAAACCGAATAAGAAGCTTGCTTTGTTGGGTGCAGCAGTAGAAGCTAAAGAAAACTTGTGGATTAGGAAGGTGTTGTAATGGCAGATCTACTTAACGGTGTTTACTTGGCTGGCCCTATGGCTGGCCTATCTTCAGCAGAAATGAAAGGCTGGAGAAATCGCGCAAGAATCGACCTTATTGCAGCAGATATTATGTCTTTAGACCCAGCGCGAAGAGTCACTTACCATCAACAAGTTTTAGACGATAAAGGTCACGAACTAAATATTTCTAAGAGAATTTTCAAACAAGACCTTCGAGATATTTCTGTCTGTGATGCTATGTTGGTTGATATGAGACATCACGAAAAAGCCAAGGGGCAAGGTACTGCAGCAGAAGTAATGTTTGCTCATACCGAAAATAAAATCATTATTATGTTTAAACGACCAAGTGATGATCTAAATCCTTTTATGGCCGCTATGGCTACTGAAGTACACAACTCACTAGATGATGCGATCTACGCAATTATGGAGTATACCACATGAACGAAACTACCTTTAAAGCTTGGCCTAAAATCAACCGTCCAAAAAACAACACCATCACTATCACAGAGAAAATTGATGGTACTAATGCTTGTGTTATCGTCGAAAATGGTGAGATTATTGGGGTACAGTCCCGAAACCGTATGATCAAGGTTGGTGATGATAATATGGGGTTTGCTAGTTTTGTCGATACTAATAAAAAAGATATTGTTAATCTTGGAGACGGCTACCACTACGGTGAATGGGCTGGCCCCGATATTCAAAAGAACCCACATAAGCTCGAAGTAAAAACTTTCTTTCTTTTTAATGTATTTCGACCTCAAGAATCACTACCCGATTGTGTAAAGGTGGTTCCTATGCTTTACCACGGACCTAGTAGTGAAAAAGAGATTAACGCTACGTATTGTGATTTGTGGGAAAGTGCAGCAGCAGAAAACTACACACCTGAAGGTTTAATTGTTTACTATCACGAAAGTAAGTCTTATCTCAAGTACACTTATGCAAATAAGGAAGGTAAGTGGAATTACGAGTAAGCTTGTTTTATAAATTAATTGTTGGAGAATATCTATGGGCCACTATGATGACGCAAGAGAGAGACATGATAAAAAGATAGATGATGAACACTTCAAGTTACACGGTATTACTTATAGTGAAGAATGTCGTAAAAGGCAAGTAATTAAAAACGCAAAAAAGTTTGAATACCTAAAAGAATGCTACAGAGAGTGCCTAGATAAAGGTTGGTTGTCTGTTTAACAAAAACAAAGGATTAGGGAATGAACACTAATTTAAATCAAGCTTCAGATAACGCCGGAGAGTATAAAATAGTAGAAAAAGAAAACGGTACTTTTCAGCTATTCTACTCAGAAGAATTAGCAAGTGGAATAAGTAATTATATAGTCTGGAAAGTAATTTCATCACATAAGTATGAGGATTTGGCAAAGGCTTCTATGATAGATCACTCTCTTAGTAAACTAGGAGAAATAACAAAAAACATTACTAAATTTAACATGCGAGGGGAGTATGTGCCTTATGACTTATAATGACTTAAACGAGGTTGCAATGGCAACTATAAGTAAAGAAATTAGTGCAGATAGAGCAAGTGAACTTTTGAAGTTTTATATTGCAGCTGAAAAACAAGCTGAACTTTTAGGCTACGTGGGAGTAGGAGTAATTTCTTTCTCTGAACAAAACCTAGTTATATTCCAAACTAATCCAGAAAAATATGAAGGTTGGGACAAAGTATGAACCGTGTATTAAAGCGAATTGCAACTGAATTTAACGCTCAAGAGGAAGACGGAATGAAAATATTTGACTCACAGAACCCTTACGCAAATATAGATACTTCAGATAAAGAATTCTTAGACTCGCTTGATAACCACAATAACAAAGAAGTTAAAAAAGAAACAGACTTTCATGGAGATTTCGGGTCTTTAGATGAAAAAGAGAAAAACCTAATTATCAACCCAACTCACTACAAAATTATTCCAAAAGAAGCTTATCTAAAGTACCCAAATGGCATGCAGTATATGGACATTATGAAATATGTCTTAGCACATCTAAAGCCACACGAAGCAGCTATTATGAGTCAAGTGTTTAAGTATTCTCTACGTATTGGTAAAAAAGATCACAAACTACAAGACGCAGAGAAAATTTGTTGGTATGCTAATTACATGGCTAAAACAGTTAAAGAAGAAAGCTAATTCGAGGTATGGTTTAAACAGAAAAGGAGAGTAATTAGATGACAACAACCTACGTATCAGATATCGAAGCCAACAACCTGCTACCGGGGATTACTAAAATCCATTGTACGGGCCTTGTAGATGTAGACACTGGAGAAGAATTCTTTTATCGGCCTCACGAACAACAAGCTTACCGAGATCGTATGGACACTGCAGACAAAGTTGTATTCCATAATGCCTTTGGTTATGACGTTGCTGCTATGTTTAAAGTCTGGGGCTACACACCAAAGTGTACTGTGATTTGTACAAAAGTTATGTCACAGGTTTTAAACTACCGACGATTTGGTTTTGGTCACTCTTTAAAACTATTTGGTGAAGTCTTTGAAAGTGAACGTCTACGATTAGAAAGTATAGCTTTGAGCAGCAAAGAGCCAGCTGTAGTAAAAGCTGCACTTCTTGAAAAAGAAAATATCCTTTTGAAGGGAGACTATAAAGGAGGGTTTGAAGACTTTAATGAAGACATGTTTGAGTATATGAAACAAGATATTCGCCTTGGTGTCAAAGTATACAAGTTTCTTTTACAAGAACTACGTAACTATATTAAAGCTAGCGGCTCAAAAACCATCCTAAAAGCATTACGTTCTGAAATGGAAATGGATGCTATCATGGCAAAACAGAGCCTTAATGGTTGGAAGTTTGACCTTAACGGCGCTAAGATGCTTGTAAAAGTTGTTGAAGACCAAATGGTAGAAATGCAAGATTTTATCAATCCAATGCTTTCTGGTAATACTATTGTAGTAGACCCCGATACTCAAAGAAAGCATGAAGAAGTTACAGGGAAACGTTATGCAGTACCGAAAAAACCAACTTACACAAAAGCAGGAAAACTTGTCAAGACAACTATCAATTGGTTTAAGCTTCCTCTGGACACCGATGTTAATTCTAGCCCCATTTGGGGTCGCTACTGTCGTGTTGATTTTACTGTTGGTGATATTGGTAATACTGATACGGTTAAAGGTCTTATCACTAGCTTGGGTTGGGAACCGGACGAGTGGAACTGGAAGAAAATCGACGGTAAGCTCACGAAAACATCAGCTAAACTCTCTGACAGTTCCTTGGAACCACTAGGAGAAGTTGGCGCTGCTTTAATGAAATACTACACTTTGCGCTCTAGACACTCTATCATTAAAGGTTGGTTTGAACACGTAGATAAAGAGTCAAGGCTTCACGGTGATGTCTTTAACATTGGCACTCCAACATTCCGACAAACTCACAAAATCATCGCTAACTTGCCTAGCGGTGGCGCAACACTAGGTAAAGAAATTCGAGAGTTGTTTGTTGCAAAGAAAGGCTACAAGATTGTATCAGCCGACTCTGCTGCCTGTCAGTTGCGATTACTTGCTCACTACATGAAAGATGCAGAGTATCTAGATCTAATTCTAAACGGTGATGTTCATCAACGAAATGCTGATATTCTAGGTTGTACTCGCTCTCAAGCAAAACGATTTATTTTTGCTTTCCTTTACGGTGCTGGTCCTCAAAAGCTTAGTAGCTACATCGGCAAGTCTTTAGCTGAGACTAAGAATTCAATTAAAGCTTTCAAGAAAGCACTTCCAAAACTTACTGCTCTAATTGAGCGTATTACGTCAATTGTTGAAGAAGGTAGCGCTATTACTGGCCTTGATGATCGCCCTATTATGCTACCTATTAAAGAGTGTTATAAAGCACTAAACTACTTGATTCAAGGTGCTGAAGCAGTAGTGATGAAAGCTACTGTTGTTATGATTGATAAAAGGCTAACTGAAGCGAAGATTGATTTTTCGCACTTGTTGTTCTATCACGATGAACACTCTGTAGAAGTACGTGAAGATCAAGCTGAAGAAGCTCGTGACATCATTATGCAATGTTTTATTGATGCTCCTAAAGAGTATGGTGTTAATATTATGACATGCGGCGATTGTAAAATCGGTGACAACTACTTTGAAGTACACTAATAAGGAATTGGAGCTATAAATGATACAAAAATCAGAAGACTCAAAGATAAAAGTAGAAATCAAGATTATGGACATTGCGGAGTTCAAAGACTTAACTAGTTCCCTTTATGACTGGGCTGTAGAAGTCGATAAAAAAGATGTGCAATCCCCGTCGGAAATTTCTTTAGTGAACTCTATCCTTAACTTGTCTTTTTCAAAACCAGAGAAAGACACTCTTTATACACACCCAGATGTGATAAGAGTAGAAGTTATTGATGATTGTGGTCGTAGCTACACTAATCATTTATCTAGTGTAGAAAACGTTCGAGTATCTTTACAAGATAGTGGCAAAACACTAAAAATATTTATTGATTAAATAGGAGTTCTAAACAATGAGTTATATCCAAAACGCTAAATCTGCTGCTGTAAGTTTTATGACAGGTGCTTACCCCGATCGTGATTGGTTTATTGTTGGTGGCCTTATCCGAGACACTGACATGGGTCTTCCTGTTAAAGACATCGATATTTTTATCTCCGGATACAGTACAGATCCTTTGCCAGAAATGTCCACTGATGATGGTTCCCGTAACGCTTATCTAATGCGAGCGCAAGTAATCCCTTGGATGGGGTTTGAGCTTAACTTAGTATTCTTACGTGGTGAGTGGAACCTAGAGCGCACTGCAGATCGTTGCGACTACGGTATTTGTCAAGCAGGTTGGTGTCCTCGGATCGATCGAACTTACCGTTCTGAGCAGTATAACCAAGATATGCAGTTTAAACAGTTAACTCTTTGTCGAGATACAGTACCAGAGCGTCAAGTTCGTATGCAGGATAAGTTTCCACACTTTATTCACCTAAACCCTAAAGAGTACGCTATCTCAAATAAAGTTACCTCTTGGTGCTATAATAGTGAAACTAAATCAATTGACAAACTTAGCTAAAAATTTAAACTCAAAAGCAGGACACTAAAATGAAAAAATGGAACTACAACTTAGAAGAAGCACCTAAGAGTTACTACACCGAAGTAAAAACAGGTCGATTTAATAAAGAAGGGGAGCCTATCACTAAACCCGGATTTATCGTAGAGCGTATCTTTGCAGTAATCCCAGATAGTTCGACTGTAACAATTTCTTACTGGTTGCCACGGGAAAACCGTTGGTGTATGTTTACTAAAGAACACGGACCTCTCTGCTGGAAAGCTTGGCCGACGTTTTCTAAAGAAGATTAAATTATAAATCAAAGGATACAGAATGACTAACATGGTTAAAGCTATTACTGAAGCACTTCGTCGTCGTCGTAACATTAACAATACAATCAAAGAGCTACATAGCTTGTCAGATTTAGAGCTAAACGATATTGGAATTGCACGGGCCAACATTGAGGTAGTGGCTCGTGGTCTTATTGATATTCACCGAGTTGTACGTGACAATAATAACGGAAAGGTTATTAAATGACTGAACTTGAAAAAGCACTACATAATTTCATGTGTGTAGATATTGACGGAGGAGACTGCACAATACAGGAGGCTATTTACGATGGAGACTATGCTAAGGCACGGGATATCAAAAACCTAGCTGGAATAGCTTTTGAGTCTGGTTGGGAAGCAGCTAAAGGTGACACTATTACAGGGGGCAAAATAATGACTAATGCTGATGAATCACCCCCTATGTGGCAACCGATTGAAACCGCGCAGAAGAGGTATAATAGAATTTTAGTGTGTCAGTCTCGCAATGGGATTATTGCTGTTGCTTACTGGAATAACATATACAAGCATTGGAGTACAGGGTGTGGCGCGATGTCGTACATTGCAGAAGTCACCCACTGGATGCCCTTACCTAAACCACCGGAGAACACAAATGACTATGCGAAATAAAATCACGGATATACTCTATAAGTTAGACATGGGCTATATTGACACACAATGCCAGCCAGCAGCAGACGCCATAATCGCCGCCTTGCCCGATATGATTGCGCCGTTGGTTTGGCCTGCTTTCTCAAGCGAGCAAGTATATCAACAGGCTGCACCCGTAATTTATAGTGACACCTACGCCTTAAAAGGCACGAACAACACAGGATGGAACGTCTATTATGGGCAGAAAATGATAAGCCCCTCGTTTTCGTGTCACCTACAGGCGCAGGCAGCAGCCAACGCCCACCACGTAGCCCAGATCATGGCAGCGTTTACAGGAGAAAACAAATAATGATTAAAGTAGTTTATAACGCAGGGTTTGGAGGTTATCAATTATCTAGCACTGCTATTGATTTGTACGAAAAGTATTCAAATCTAGAGTACTCTGAAGATGTTTAGTGAACACCTTTGATAGAAGCTGTATCAACAGAAATCCGTAATAGGATTCGGTTATCCGTAGCAGCTTACACCTACGAATACAGAAACATGTCTATTATGACAGATCACGAGTTTGATGCGCTTTCTCTTAAAGTAGATCTTTCTGTAGTCACAGGCAACAGGAAGCTAGATAACTTTTTCAAGAAGCACTTCCAACCGAGTACTGGCATGTGGATACGGAAGCACCCCGACAAAGCTGGGTTAGAGAACATATACTACAGATATTGGAAAGAAAAGGAGTAAAAATGTTTAAAGAAAAAATCATATTCTCAATTGACAACGGACATGATCTTCACACTATGGCCAAGTT